ACCGCCAGTTGACATATAAGTCAACGCTCGGCTAAGGCCCGAAACGCGGTTGGGAGTGAGATCCCCGGCACCACCTTCTTCGGAGGGAGCGGACTGACCAGCCCAGCCAACGCCAACTGCAGGGATCAGCAGCTGGCAACCTCCCCACCCTTACACCTGACCCGCTCCGGCGGGTTTTTTCGTGTCCCCGCTAACGCAACACATGACGTTGCATTAAGCCTTCCGCGGCGCGATAAGGATCCGCCGACCTGCGCGGGCCTAACCCTCCCAAGGCAACAAGCGCGTGTCAGGATCTCGGTCGAGGCGCTCCGTCTACACTCGGTGGTGGGCGTCGAGCGCCTCGTTAGCCTTGGAGACCGCCATGAAGAAGATCGTCGCCTTCGCCCTCGCCGCCTCGCTCCTGACCTCCGCGGCCAGCGCCGGGAAGCCATCCGACCTGTGGTTCCTGTGCAAGGATCTGATCAACCCGCAGGTCTGCAAGATCTTCCGGTAAGCCGATGGCGACGAAAGCTGCATCTACACTTGCGCCGCAGTTGGATCCCTACAAGTGGAAGCCGGGACAGTCCGGCAACCCCAAGGGGCGCAAGCCGGGAGCCAAGCAGAAGCTGGGCGAGAGCTTCGTCGGCGACCTGCTGGAGCATTGGGAAGAGCATGGCATGGAGGCGATCGAGCGGGTGTTCAAGACCGATCCGGGCCATTATCTGAGCGTGATGGCCCGCGTCATTCCGAGCGAGGTGATCCACACGCCGGGAGGGTACGATGACCTCAGCGACAGCGAGCTTGATGCCCTCATCCTCGAAACTGCCCGACGAATTGTTGCTGATGCAGGAAACGAAGGCCAGAAGGCTCTCCCGGCACCGCTGCCTGACTGACCTCCACTGGCTCCTAGTTCACGGTCTGGGCCGGAAGGACTGCGATAACGACTGGGTTCGCGAGCGGTGCATCGAGGTTCAGCATGACCCCGATGGCTACCTCGATCTGTGGGCTCGAGAGCATTATAAATCGACCATTATAACCTTCGGCCTGACTATCCAGAACATCCTGAACGACCCAGAGATCACGATCGGGATATTCAGTCATACCCGACCCATCGCGAAGGCCTTTCTCAAGCAGATCAAGCGCGAGTTCGAGACCAACGACACCCTGAAAGGCTGGTTTCCCGATATCCTGTTCAGTGATCCCACGAAGCACTCGCCAAAGTGGAGCGAGGACGAGGGCATCATCGTCAAACGCAAGACCAACCCAAAGGAGAGTACGGTCGAGGCGTGGGGGGTGGTGGATGGTCAGCCGACCGCCAAGCATTTCCAGATCCTCGTCTACGATGACGTCGTCACCAAGGAGAGCGTGTCGACCCCGGAGATGATCGAGAAGACCACCGAGAGCCTGCGCCTCAGCTACAACCTCGGCACCCGCAACGGCAAGCGCCGCTTCATCGGCACGCGCTACCACTTCAACGACAGCTACCGCGTCATCCTGTCTGCAGGCACCGCCACGCCGCGGATCTACGCCGCCACGGTCGAGGGCACGGTCGAGGGCACGCCTCGCTTCCTGACCCGCGCCAAGCTGGCCGAGAAGCGCGCCGACATGGGACCGTACGTCTTCGGTTGCCAGATGCTGCAGAACCCGGTCGCCGATCAGGTGCAGGGCTTCAAGAAGGAGTGGCTGCGCTATGCCGCGGCGCCGACCCGCGGGCACAACACGGTGATCCTCGTCGACCCGGCCTCGACCAAGAAGAAGCTCTCCGACTACACCGCGATGTGGTGCATCGGCCTCGGCCCCGATCGCTGCGTCTACGTCCACGACATGGTGCGCGATCGCCTCAACCTGACCGAGCGGGCCGACACGCTGATCGCATGGCACCGCAAGTGGAAGCCGATGGCGGTCGGCTATGAGCATTACGGCATGCAGGGCGACATCGAGCATATCCGCTACGAGCAGGAGCATCAGAACTACCGCTTCGACATCACCGAGCTGGGCGGCACGCAGCCCAAGAACGACCGGATCCGGCGCCTCATCCCGTGGTTCGAGAAGGGCCGGATCTACCTCCATCCGAAGCTCACCAAGACCAACTACGAGGGCAAGGAGGTCGACCTGACGAAGACCTTCATCGACGAAGAGTACCTCGCCTTCCCGGTTGCTATTCATGATGATATGCTGGATGCACTGGCACGCTTCCTCGATGAGGACATGCCGATCGCGTGGCCGCTGCAGGCCGAAGAGTTCGAGCCAGATGAGCCGCTAGAGAGTGGCCGCAACCCAATCACGGGATACTAGCCTCATGGTCGACACGGTCGACGACAGCACACTCACCGGAGAGCCGTTCAAGGCGGGCGATGACTGGTTCCGCTGCGTGGTCGAGAAGCCCGGCGAGGTCCGCATGACATGGGGCCCGACCGCCGACTGGGCCGACTGGGATCCGCTCGATTTCGTGGTCATCCCCGAGGACACGACCGCCCTCACCGTGGTGGCCCTGTCCTCGACCTTCAAAGGAGAAACCGTATGTCCATCGTCATGATCCTGCTGGTGCTGGCGGCACTGATCGCCTTCCTGCTCGGCGCCTTCGGCGGCACCAGCCGCTGGCCCTCGATCGACCTGACCGCGCTCGGCCTCGCCTTCCTCACCCTCTACCTGCTGCTGCAGGTGCTGTCGGTCGCCTGATGCCGCTCACCCCGATCCCAGATCCGCCGCTGGCGCTGATGCAGGTCGGTGGCGACCCTGACGCCATCGTCGGAGGCGTGTTCGACCGCCGCGTGTTCGACGGCTTCGCGGACAATTACGTCTTCGACATCGGCGGCCCGGCGACGACACTGCAGGGCGATCCGATCGTTGGTAACATGGTCACCATCCCTGACCCGGTGACAGCATAGGAGACTGAAATGACTGAGATCAAAGGCGCAGGCGACCTCGCAGCCAAGGCCAAGGAAGCCGCCAAGAAGGACGACAACGATCGCGGCGAGGCCCGCGGCCAGCACACCCGGCTCGCGACACCGGCTGAAGAGGCCAAAATCAAGCGCGATGCCCGCAAGGGCGACACGATCAATCGCGCCGATGACGACAACGACATCGAACGCTGCCGCACGGCGAAGGATCGCGAGACCCACACGCGCCTCGCCCGGCCCGACGAGGAAGAGGCGATCAAGAAGGCCCATGCCAAGAAGCGGGCCGAGGCCGCGGGCCAGACCGTGCCGCCGCTGTCCGCCAAGCAACAGCAAGCTGCAGCCGACGAGGCCGCCGCGTCTGTAGCGCGCCGTCAGGCGCTAGGAGGTGTTTGATGGCAAAAGCCAAACGTGTGTGGCGCCGAGGCGATAAGGCCAAGGCTCCGGCGAAGAAGGCCGACAGCAAGGCCTCAGCTGGCACGCAGATGAGCGACGAGGAGCTGGAGGCGCAGGCACGGGTGTATGGCGTCATCCGGACCAGCGTGGCGGCTCATGGCGGCCTCGGGGTGCCGTGGAACATGGACGACCTCCCGGCGCCCGAAGGCGCAGCGAGGCTGACGCCCGAGGAAGAGGCTGCGGAGGAAGACCGGGTGATCGCCCAGACCATCGCCGCACAGCAGGCTGCGCTTGGCGGGGCCATGCCCGAGTACAAGGTGGCGACCCCGTTCGCGAAGGACTAGCCAATGGCGACTGTTCCCCTCGACCTCGATCTCGATGATGAGGTCGGCCCGGTCGTTCCTGCGAACGATCTAAGCCCGCTCGACAAGACCTACCTCTTGGCGGGGTCGCAGGGGAACATCGTCGACAAGCTGGACGAGGCCGATCGCATCAAGCTCGGCAGCGAGGTGGTCGACGACTACGAGAAGGACTGCAAGGATCGCGATGAGTGGGAGACGGTCGCCGAGGAAGCCCTCGACAGCGCCGCGCAGGACAAGCCGACGCCGGTCAAGTCAACGCCTTGGCCGAGCGCGTCGAACATCAACATCCCGCTGCTGACGACCGCCGCGCTCCAGTTCAACGCACGCATGTACCCGGCAGTCGTCAAGGGCGACGAGGCAGTGCTGTGCAAGGTGGTCGGCAAGGACGAGGGGCGGCCCAAGATGGCGCCTCACCCCCAGACCGGCGTGATGATGCCCCTGCCCGACATGATGCCGCCGGGCCCGCCGGATCCGCAGACAGGACAGCCAGCTCCGCCGCAGCCCAAGATGGACGGGCAGGGCAAGATCATCCCCGTGTGGGACGTCCCGCCGGGCGCCAAGAGCAAGCGCGCCCAGAGGGTCAGCGAGTACCTCAACACCACGATCTTCTACCGCATGAAGGGCTGGGAGAACGACACCGATGCCCTGCTGATGCAGCTGCCGATCGTCGGCTGCGTGTTCCGCAAGGTGTGGACTGACAAGTACAAGGGCGTCATGAGCATGATGGTCCCGGCGCTCAATCTGGTGGTCC